AACCTAGCGAAACAAATAAAGAATTTGAGATGAGGCACGAATACCATACAGGCACTAAAGGAATGAAAGATTACTACAAGGATATTATTTAATGGCTACATCAGGAACTACATCATTTGATCTAAATATAGATGAAATCATCGAAGAAGCATACGAAAGATGCGGGATTAGAACTAATAGTGGTTATGATTTAAAAACTGCTAGAAGAAGTTTAAACCTTTTATTTTCTGATTGGGGTAACAGAGGCGTTCACTTATGGAAAGTAGAATTAGATGAAGTAGCATTAGTGTCTGGTCAAGCTGCTTACACAGTTAATACAGATGTGAGTGATGTACTAGAAGCTTTCATATCATCAACTTCAACAGCATCAAATACAAGCACAACTGCAGATGTATCTTTAACTAAAATTGACAGATCAGCTTATTCAGCTTTACCTAATAAATATTCCGTAGGAACACCTTCACAATATTATGTATCAAGAGTTAAAACACCAATCATTTATTTATATCAAACACCTGATTTATCTACTTACACATATTTAAAATATTATGTCATCAAAAGAATTGAAGATGCAGGTGCATACACAAATCAAGCTGATGTAGTTTATAGATTTTTACCTGCTATGTGTGCAGGTCTTGCTTATTACCTAGCTATGAAAAAAGCACCTGAAAGAATTGAAGCAATGAAACTAATTTACGAAGACGAAATTAAAAGGGCTTTGGATGAAGATGGACAGAGAGCTTCATTATATATCTCTCCTCAATCGTACTATCCAAATGTTAGTTAATGGCAAAATACGCAACAGGAAAATACTCACAATCTATATCTGACAGATCAGGTCAAGCATTTCCGTATAATGAAATGTTAAAGGAGTGGAACGGATCTTGGGTTCATGTATCTGAGTATGAGCCAAAACATCCACAGATTAGAAGAAAGCATACAACATCTGATGCTATAGCATTGAGAGATGTTAGACCTCAAAAGTTTCAACAACCTTTAGATCGTAATGGTGTTTATGCTGATTCAGGCGGTGCCGTTGTTGGTGTAGCAAATTTAACTTTACCTGGAGATTTTGCATTCATTAATCAAGGTACTTCAGACATGAAACCTGCAGATCCTTCATTACAAAATAGAAGAAGACAAATTTTAATGCAATTAAATAGTGTAACAGTGGTAATATCATAATGGCTATATCATATTCAAATTTTTTAACACAAGTAAGAAATTATACAGAAGTGGATAGTAATGTTTTATCAGATACTATTTTAGATCAATTCATAAGAAACACAGAATTAGATATTGCTGGTAAGGTTGATTATGACGATTTAAGAAAATATTCAACTTCTGTATTTACTGCAAATAACAGAGCTGTTGCTATGCCAAGTGATTGTATTGTAATAAGATCTATACAATCTATTAACGCTGGTGTAAGAACTTTTTTAGAAAAAAGAGATAATAGTTTTATAACAGAATATAATAGCTCTGGTGCTACTGGCGAACCGAAATATTGGGCAAATTGGAACGAAGATTATGTTATTGTAGCTCCTACCCCAAATTCTGCATACACAATTCAAGTAAATTATATAAAAGATCCACCACATTTTACTTCTACAAGCACAACTTATTTATCAATAAATCAAGAACAACTTTTATTGTATGGAGTTTTAGTAGAAGCCTATGGTTTTTTAAAAGGTCCACAAGATCTTTACACACAATATAAAGCAAGGTATGATGAGAGTATTCAAGCTTTTGCTATTCAACAAATGGGTAGAAGAAGACGTGCTGAATACGATGATGGCGTGCCTAGAGTTAAAGTGGCATCTCCGTCACCATAACAATTTTATAAGGAGATATTAAAATGGCAATAACAACAAATGCAATCTGTAGTACTTTTAAAAAAGAACTATTAGAAGCAAAACATAATTTTTCTACTGCACCTACAGGGAATAAATTTAAATTAGCAATGTATAATTCAAATGCTGTACTAGGTAAATCAACAACATCTTACACTACAGGTTCTGAAGTTACTTCACCTGCGGGTTATTCTGCTGGTGGAAAAGCATTGGTAAATACAGGTACATCAGTATCATCAAGTGTAGCAATAACTACATTTTCTAATTTATCATTTACAAACGTAACATTAACTGCAAGAGGTGCATTAATTTACAATACATCGAACACTAACTCAGCTGTTGCTGTGTTAGATTTTGGTTCTGATAAAACTGCAACTGCGGGAACATTTACAATTCAATTCCCTGCATATACAACTTCAGCAGCTATATTGAGAATATCATAAACTAAAAGGAGGTGCCTGCTGTGGCAAACATTATAAAATTGTTTTCTATAGCAGGTCTCCTGTTTACTCTAGGAGCGTTCCATGGCTAATACTTGGGGTGTAAAAGAGTACGGTTTAGGTAACTTTGGTGAACAAGATAATATCACCATAGAACAACAAGGCTTACTATCTAACTTAGCTCTTGGAGAATTAGATTATTCTGGTTCAGGAACTGGATGGGGTAGATTTGCATATGGATCTGGTTCTTGGGGAATTGCTGGAACAACTTTATTAGAAGGACAGCAATTATCTGCCACACTTGGTGATGTAAACGCAATTGCTCAAGTATCTATAGGTTGGAGTAGAGAAGAGTGGGGCTCAGCATCTTGGGGTATTGCGGGAACCTTACAACCTACTGGACAACAATTAAATACAGCAATAGGGCAAGTAGATGCAATTGCACAAGTATCTCAAGGTTGGGGTCGAGAAGAATGGGGTGAGTTTGCTTGGGGCGATAAATATTCAGTTCAACCTCAAGGACAAGAACTAGTTTCTGCAACTGGCACACCTTTAATAAGTATTAGTAAAACAGTAACTGCTGACTCTCAACAATTATTAACGATTACACAAGGTCAAGAGTCAATTCAAATTGATGCAGACATTTATGTATTTGTAGGCGAACCTGGATTATCTTCTGAACAAGGAACTGCTTCTCCATCTATTACCGCAAGTGCTTCAGTAACGGGTCAAAGTTTATCAACAGGAGTAGGTCAAGTTGTAGCTGGTTTATTTTTACCAGTTGATGTTACAGGCATATCTGCTTCATTAACTTTAGGTACGTTCTCATTAGTACAATCTACTAATGAACCTGTAACAGGCCAAGCTATGAGTTTAAGTCTTGGAACAATAGAAGAAATACCAAGTCAATCTGTAGGTTTAACAGGCTTTAATTTATCTTCAGGAATAGGTTCTGTTTCTGTAACAGGAACTGGTAGAGTAATCCCTACTGGCATAGTATTGACACCTAGTGCAGGAAACCTTATTATTACTGCATGGCAAGAAGTTGATTTTGGTGTAACAAATGTTTGGACCGAGGTTGATTTGGCAGCTTAACAATGATAAAATAGGAAACATATGGCATCAGCATATTCTACAGATCTACAACTAGAACTTATGGTCACTGGCGAAAACGCTGGTACATGGGGTGATAAAACTAATAACAATTTAAATTTAATTCAACAAGCTATTGCGGGTTATGAAGCTGTAACGATTACAGACTCAGCTACAACTGCTTTAGTAATGTCTCAAGCAGCAATTTCAAATGCTAGAAACATGGTAATCAAGATTGCATCGATTACTTTAACAGGTGCAACAACAGTTACTATTCCAAATGGAATAGAAAAATTTTATATTTTTGATTTAACTGCAGTTACAGGAGTTACAAACTTAACAATTAAAACTGCAAGTGGTACAGGATTCACAGCAGGTGAAGCTAAAATTGTAGCGGCTTACTCTGATGGTACAAACTTAAATGAAATCGCATTAGATACTTTAGGTGGTACAATTGGTTCTGCTCAAATTGATGATAGCTCAATTATTACAGCTAAAATATCTGATAACGCAGTTACTACTGCTAAAATTACTAACCTAGCAATCACTACACCTAAAATAGCGGCATCCGCTATTACACAAGCTAAACTAGCGTCAGGCTCAGTTGGAGCTGATCAATTAATTTCAACAGGTGTTACTGCGGGAAGTTACACTGCCGCAAACATAACAGTAGATGCTGGCGGAAGAATTACATCTGCAACTGCAGGTTCTGATAAAGGTTGGGTTTATGTAGCTGGTTGTTCTCGAACAGGATATAATTTTCAAGGATGGAATACACCTGTAACTTTCACTGCAAATCCTGCCGCTAACAAAATAGGAATACTTTTAGGCGGAGCAGGTGGTTCTGGAGGAATTCAATATGGTGGTAATACTAGGAACCAAAGTGGTGGTAATGGCGGCTTAGGTTTTTGGGTTTTAAATATACCTGCTCATCCTTACTCTCAAGAGTACTATCTTGGATATGGTGGAGAGGAGGTTTACACTGGACAAAGTACAGGTTGTGCAGGAGAAGCTAGTTATTTTGGACCAGCACCAGCACCTCTTGCTATAGCAAATGGCGGAAATGGTGGAGGAGGAAATCCAGGTACTTCACCAGGTGCAGATTTTACTTATATACAGCCATCTGGAGATAATCCTTTCTTTACTTGTAGTTGTAGAGGTTCTTATGCTTTTAACTACGTCCAACCTCTTGTTGGTAGTATGTATTGTGATAGAATTCCTACTTCAGGACAATATTCTGGAGATGCTGGAGTAACTGCTGGTAGTTGTGGAAGAAATAATAGCCCTAATACTGGAGATGGTGGATCAGGACGAGGCGGTGGTGGAATTATTAAAATCTATGAAATGTATTAAACTTAACTTTTAGAAAAATATGGCACATTTATTTTTTAATTTAGATAAAAACTTTATTTACGGAACAAAAGACGAAACTACAATGCAGTTTCTTTTTCCAGTACATCAAGGTTATGCAGATGGTGGCTTAGGATATAAAGTTACTATAACAGATGCTGAATTTGATGACTTAGCTTACAAAAAAAGAGTTACTGGTTACAATGAACAAACTAATACTGTTTCTTATGAAGACCAAAGTATGGTTTATACATCACAATCAGTTATGAATATTTTAAATCAAAAATTTATAGAAAAATTAGAAAGTTTGATAGAGGTATGGCAAGAAAGCCATCCTGCGTATGCACAACAACTTCAAAATTATAAGACTAGTGTAGAAAGTATAGATTCTTCTGAATTTACTTTTCCTCTTAATAAACACTTATGTCAAATTTTAGAGGAAAAAAATCTTTTCTTTATTCATCCTTTACAATTAAGATAAATTAATTTATACAAGATTTAATGCTTGATAAATTAGTTAAAGAATACAAAAATATATTTCCTTTAAGTACTTGTTCTAAAATATTAAAAGTAGCCAACACAAGACCTTTTGAAACAGGACTAGTTGGAGATGTGGGAAGAGTAGAAGAAAAAATAAGAAAAGTTAGTGTTCACTTCTTAAACCAAAAATCTAGTTCATTAACTGATGTGCATTGGGCATCTGTATTTAATAATGTTTTTATTTATTATATGAGGGATTATTTAAAAACTTTTGGCAGTCATACAGTAAATAATTTGAAAGAATGTAATTTTCTTAAATATGTAAAAGACGATCATTACATTATGCACATTGATGCAAGTGAAGCATACAATAGGACATTAAGTGCAATTTTATTTTTAAATAATGATTTCGATGGCGGTGAAGTTTATTTTAAAGATGTTTTAACAGGAGATATTAAAGAAATTAAACCAGAACCTGGAAAATTAATAATTTGGCCAAGTAATTTTTTATTTCCACATGGGGTTAGGCCTGTTAAAGAAGGTGAACGTTTTACGGTAGTTGCATGGGCTTAGGAACTAATTATAAATATAAATTAATAAAAAACTTTTTAACTGAAAGTGAATTAATTTTATTACAAAAATATGTAAAAATAAAACATAGAACTAATAATACTGATTTTGATAATGCACAAATTGATACCTATGATACTTCCCTTTACGGAGATCCCATTATGGATGCATTACTTTTAGCTAAAAAAGAAAAATTAGAAAAAGAAATTTCACTTGAATTATTACCTACTTATAGTTTTTGGCGTTTATATACTTATGCTGCTGAATTAACAAAACATACAGATAGACCTTCTTGTGAAGTTTCTGTAACTGTTATGATTGGTTCTTGCAAAACTTATGAATGGCCTATATTTATGGATGGCACTCCAATAACTATAAATGAAGGAGATGCAGTAGTTTACTTAGGACAAGAAGTAGAACATTATAGAGAAGAATTTAAAGGCGATTGGCATGCTCAATGTTTTTTACATTATGTTAATAAAAATGGAAAAAATCAAGAATGGGAAGCTGACAAAAGACCATTATACGGTTTACCCAAAAACTAGGTATATATTTAATAAATAGGAAATGGTATAATCTCAATATGCCATTAACAAAAGTACAGATAAAACCAGGATTTAATAAACAATCCACAGAATCCGAAGCTATGGGTCAGTGGATTGATGGTAATTATGTAAGATTTAGATACGGATCACCAGAAAAAATAGGTGGTTGGAAAAATTTAGTTACTGGAAGTGCGTCTAATATTGTAGGTGCTGCCAGAGACCAACATGTTTGGTCAGACTTAAGTGGTAAAAAGTATTCCGCATTAGGTACTAATAAAGTTTTGATAATTTATTATGAAGGTGCTTTTTATGATATTACTCCTTTACAAACAGATAATTTTTCAACAGGCAGTAGTATAACTACCACTAATGGTTCAACAACTGTAACAATAAATACTTCCACAGGTCATAACATATTAACAGGTTCTATAGTTACTTTTGCAAACGCAGGCTCATTTACATCACCTGACACAAGTTACACAGCCGTAGATTTTAACGACATCCTTTTTGAAGTTCAAAGTGTTCCTACTTCAAATAGTTTTACGATTACTATGCCAACTGCTGAAACGGGAACTGGAGCAACAGCAGATGGAACTTTAGATGTTCATCCTTATGAACCAATAGGTCCTTTGAATCAAACTTATGGGTATGGTTGGGGCACAGCTACTTATGGTGGTGCTTCAGGGGTTTTAACAACTTTAAATGGTGCGTTGTTGGATAATGCTTTTGGTACAGGAGGTAGTGGAACTACTATAGTTTTAACTTCCACAAGTGGATTCCCAAGTTCAGGTACAATAAAAGTAGGTTCTGAATATATTTCCTACACTGCAACTTCTGGAAATAGTTTGTTAAATATAACTAGAGATGTAGCTGGTACTAGATCGGCTCATTCAGATGGTGCGTCAGTAGAATTTTTTATTGCTTGGGGACAAAACTCAACAACTTCTACTGTTATCTTAGATCCTGCTAATTGGTCTTTAGATAATTGGGGACAAATTTTAATTGCAACAAGTCACAACGGTAGAACATTTACTTGGGATCCTTCGCAGGCTAATGCATTAACTACAAGAGCAGTAATAAATACTAATATGCCAAGTAGATCAGTAATGTCTATTGTATCTGATAGAGACAGGCATTTAATTCATTTAGGTACAGAAACAACTATTGGAAACCCTGGTTCACAAGATAAAATGTTTATTAGATTTTCTAATCAAGAAAACTTCAATGACTATGCACCTACTTCTGTTAATACTGCAGGTACATTTCAATTAGATGATGGTACACAAATTGTAGGAGCTTGCAAAGGTAAGGACTATATTATGATCTTCACTGACACTGCAACTTATAGATTGGACTTTGTTGGTCCACCTTTTACTTTTAGTATTCGTAAAGTTGCATCTAATGCTGGACTTATCGCTCAGCATGCTGCTGTTTATGCTAATGGTGCAATGTGGTGGATTGGGGCTACAGGTGGATTTTACGTTTATGATGGTACTGTTAAGGCAGTTCCTTGTTTAGTTGAAGACTTTGTATTTACAACTAATTCATCAGGTGATTTAGGTATTAATTTTAATTCAGCAGATATAATTTTTTCAGGTATTAATGAATTATATTCTGAAATAAATTGGTTCTATCCTTCAGCTACTTCTACTGTTATAGATAGATGTGTGACATATAATTACGCAGAAAATGTTTGGACAACAAGTTCTTTAGATAGAACTACGTGGGAAGGATCAACAGTTTATGCCGCACCTTTTGCAACAGACTATTTACCAAATACCGCCCCTATTTATCCTGTTGTTAACGGAGTATCTAATGGAGCTACAATTTTATATCAACATGAAACAGGCATTAATCAGCAAAATGCAGATGGTACAGAAACCGCAATTGAATCTTATATACAATCTGGTGAATTTGATATAACAACAGATGGCGAAGGTCAGAACTTTATGAGTGTTTCAAGATTTTTACCAGATTTTAAAACTTTAAATGGTGATGCTCAAATAACTATATTTATAAATAGGTACCCACAATCAACAGCTACATCTTCTCCTTTAGGTCCTTTTACGATAACTTCGACTACACAAAAAGTAGATACAAGGGCTAGAGGAAGATTAGCTTCAGTAAAAATATCTCAAGATGGTTTAAATGAAAGTTGGAGATATGGTACATTTAGTTTTGATGTTAGACCTGATGGTAGAAGATAATGGCAAAGATAACAGTATATATACCTGATCCTAAAGATACATATCAGCCTGACAATCAAAGACAGATTGTAGCTGCAATCGACACATTAAAAAATCAACTTAACTTTTCTTTTCAAGAAGACTTGAAACAAGAAGTTGAACGAATGAATTGGTATTTAAAATAATGTCTTGTAATA